CTTGATACAGGAGTGAGAGTGGGGGTACCTCTTGCCATCATCACGAATAGCAGCATGAGATTCATCTGTGTAAGGGTAAGCTGGATTGTAACGTGCTTGAAACGAAGTTGCCAATTGAACTAAGGGTCGGGTCACTACTATTGGTCCGTGGTAAGCACCACCACCTTGGACCAGTGGACGGACTCTAGCTAACGGATGTTCATAAGTTTGGAGAACAGTGTTAATTTCCTCCTCCTTTATGAGCTTAATTTTGTCGTAAAGTTGTTTCTGTCGAATAAGGCCAATAATACCAATTATAAAAAGGGGAATACCAAGTGTGAGAGATTGAGGCTTGACGTAATTAAATTTGAGCGAATTAGTGAGGAGTCGACACATTGAAGACGTGCCAAAATCTTCGGGGAGAAAAGCAGCTCCTTCTGTTGCTGCAACCATAAGGGCAGTATAAACTATGGGGGAAACATTAGCCAATAAAAATTTCGAAGCTTCCTCATCCTGATAAGCGTAATGCACATCACACGCGAGGCCAACCCAATCTATGGTATCCTTGGGAAAGATACCTGTAAAGATCTGATCTTCCGCATTCTTAATCTTCCTAACTTTAGTCTTAACTTTCTCTACTACAGCATTAACCACTTTCTTTGTCATAGTATTGGGTGCAACAACTTGATAAAGGGCAAAAGCTCCTATCAAAGATGCACCAACATACAACAAGGGGTGAGTAGTAATACTTTGCTTCGCTCGGAGTAAAGCCAATTGAAGCGTATCCAGATCACGTTCTTCCGGGAAGTTAACTTTGTTTCTCCAATCGCGTTCCACGCGTCTCCAATCAACATCCACGAGCTCCAGTCGTTTGACTATAATCATAGGTAGACCTTTTCCTTGAAGAGACATAGCCATCCTATCCATTTGCTCCATATCAGCTATAAGTGCCATTGTGTAAGTATCAAAATCGAGAGTACAACCAGCTAGGTGAGTAGCTACAAGCTTCAACTTCATTTCGTAAGTTGTGTCAGTGCGGGCTTGCAGTTTGGCTGGTGGCATAACAATCGATTCTAAATTCAAAACAGGTGGCTTATAATAGATCTTATCCTTCAACCTAATCATTTTGTCCCAAAGAGATTTGACCCGTCCACGGTCTGCTACAACAGTTGCAGGAGGATTATAAGCAGGATCTTCACCACGCCATAGTTTATCCCATAGAGTTTTTGTTTTGGGAAAAACATATTCCTCGATACAATCGTCCTCCACAAGAATTGGATCATCGGTAACTCCGTCAATTTCATTGCACGCTTCCAGAAAGTAACGTTCCGTTTCTTGAGCATAAGAAGCTGAAAACTTCATTTTCTCATCGTAACGATGCAAAACATACTTTATAAAATCGGCAGTTCCACTAAACTTTGTACCGTTGTCCGGATCGTTTCCCTTCAGAGATTCAGTGACTGTAAA